ATGAATAATATTGATTTTGATGCAATAGATCTTACCAAAGAAGCTCCGGTCACTGAGCCGGAGAGACAGTACTATTACATTGCCAAAGCGCGGAAGTATGTAAGCGAAAAAGCACAGGAGATCGGAAGAAATCTGACTTTTTGCGTGACGACTTTCGGTTGTCAGATGAACGCGGTAGTAGAGGTTTGATAAAATTGATATTATTTCATAAAGAAACCCCGGAAAATCAACCGTTCCGGGGACTTTTTATCTGTATAATAATTTGTGCGATAAGCCATTTTTAAACACTATTTCGGTAATCTGCCTGTTTAGCACCACAATATGATCGATCACGGAATTCATAAATGTTTTCATGGATTCTTCATCCAATATTGCAAGACTTCTATAGTCTATAAACTCACCACTATTGATTTTGTGGATAATCAAAAACTGCGCAGCAGTTTTAATGAAGTCAATCTGGTTTACATTATTCGCTATTGCATCATTGTCGATATCTTTAATTTCATTTTCAATTTTCACCCTATCTATTTCTAGTTTGGATTTCATTTCAAGAAATTCTTTTTCGTCCATTGCATCATCATCGAAGAGGTATGCCTTTTTCAATCGCTCCAAAGCACGATCTGTTTTTTGGAGATTTTCTTTCAATTTATTCTTTTTGTTCTCGTTATCTTGACTTTCTTTTTCAATAGGAGATGATGACCATATGTTGGTTGACCGTCCATATAATAAATCCATTGTTTCTTGCAAACTATCATCTGCTATTCCAGCTAAATCCGTAAACTGCATATGAGAGAGGATAAGCTGCTCTAATTCTTTTTTGTCTTTGAGCTTTTTCCGCTTTTGGGATATGTCTACCATAGCTGCTATATAATTTATCATAAATGGACCTATTTTAACTTCGCTCACATTTAAACTGTCACATATTGCCTTTTGACGCTTTCTTGTGCAAACATAATTAGATGGGCGAAAACCATCCAACCTACGTTCATCTTTTCTGCATACTTGATAATGCGCTCCACATTTTCCACAAATAATAAGTCCAGAAAAAATATTGCACTGTTTTCTGATTGGAAACATATAGTTTGTGTTCTGTTTTTTATAATTTTCATCCAGTCGCCTGTTTACTTCATCGAATATTGGTGGATCAATCAGTGGTGGAAACACATTTTTTATATAGACAACTTCTTCCTTTGCTTTTTTCTTCCCTCTTGCACTATTCCGATAATTGTATCTATAGTCCCCTTTATTCATCGGATTCCGTAAAAAATCTCCTACTGTTTTAGAAGACCATTCGCCACCCCTCTTGGTTGGAATGCTGTGTTCGTTATTATATCTAGCAATCCGGAGAGTACTATATCCGTTTAAATATCTGTGGTACATATCTATCCCGTATTGAGCTTCTTTCTTTGAATGCACCGGCATCTGCTTTTCTTCGTCCCAATCCCAGCCATACGGTACACGTGCGCCGTTCCATTGCCCGTTCTGTGCTCGCCCGATCATAACGTCTGTAACACGCTCTGATGTCAGCTTTCGCTCCAATTCTGCAAACACTAGGATAATCTTAAGGATAGCTTCGCCAATTGCGCTAGAGGTATCAAATTGCTCGTTCAGCGAGATAAAGGTTACGTTGTTGTACTTGAAATCATCGTACATGAGAGAGAAGTCCACAAGATTTCGTGAGATTCGGTCAATTTTATACACGATCACATGAGATACTTGCCCTGACTTTACCTTTTCCATCATTCGTTCAAATGCTGGACGTTTGGTATTCTTTCCTGACTTTCCGGCATCCTCAAATACTTCAATCCGGTTTTTATTGATGTGTAGCACGTGCTCGCAGTAGTTTTTTAATTCCTTTTTTTGAAAAGGGAGAGAGTCCTTATCCACCTGATACCCGGTTGATACCCGGACATACAATGCTACAACTTTTTCTTTTTCTGGCATAAAATATCGTCCTCCTTGTAAAAATGAGTATAAAAATAACAGCCAGCGAAGAACATTCGTTCCGCTTGCGTGGCTGCCTGGAAGATGATATACTAATTTTGCGAGAATTGGCATTATCTTCCAGATAGTGTCTATTGGCTCCGGTGTTGGTAACGCCGGGGCTTTTTATTTACTGAATTATTATTTTCGTTTTTTCATCTCCAATCATGTTTTCGTGATATTCTAGCTCGATTGAAGCAGCGTTTTCTGGTACTGTGTAATAGGTTGAGAAAGTAACATTTCTTCCTGGAGATAAATTTGTATTTACGAAGTTAGAATCATCGGATAAATAAACTTGATCGCAAGTTGCATTATCGGCATAACAATCAAAATCATAAATACTTACATATTTATCGCCGGATGTTTTTACATTTTCAAAGGTAAAGTTCACCATGATGTATTTCATTCCATCTGCTGGAGCACTGTCATACTGTCCCCAATTAGTAAAAGCTGTATTTGCATTATTTATGGTTATTTTTAATCCTTTTATCTCAAAGGTTGATCCTACTTTAATATCTTCCTTTTGATTTGGCTCATCTTGTGAATTTTTTTTGGCAGAATCATTATCAGTTTTTTCTTGCGAAACGGTTCCTTGTGAAGCATTCTTATTTGAATCTGTGTCGGAATCACTCGATGATAAATCACCGAAGCCTATCATAAAATAGAACACAAGAAAGATAGTTAATATGACTCTGACTACTGTATTTCTTGGGCGCTTTGATATCCACAGTAAAAATATACCTATAGGAGGAACACATATACACATAATAACTATAAACCATGTGCGCTCAAACACTTTTTGCTTTTGCGGTGGTTGATAGTAAACATTTTGTTGTGAAAAATTCTGATTTGATTGTTGCTGATAGCCATAGCTGTAATTATAATTTGAATTTGGATTCGGCTCTGGTTTCCGATAACCATAATTCGGATCTTGTTGCAGTGGTGGTAACGGCGCACCACACGAACCGCAAAACCTTTGTCCGTCTGGATTCGGTGCATTGCATCTCGGACAATTCATAATTATCCCTCCTCTAAAAGTAATTTATATAATCGCGCTAGTCGGTTATATCACCATTTAGTTAATTCATTGTATTGTTCGTAATTATCTTTTTCATCTTGTTCGCGTAATTCTTTGTTTCGTTTTAAAGCATTCCGCTCAATTTCTTCCCATTTTCTTTTTTCTGCGAGTTCTTTTTGTTTGGAAATTTTGATTTGCTCGTTTTCTATTCTTCTTCGCTCAAGTTGTTCTTCCCATTTCTTTTTCTCTTCATTGGAGTGTGAAACATCTGATATAAAATTAAAGATCGTATAAATTATTAGAATTATTAAAACTAATGGAAACAGAGCGGATGCTAAAAGCATTACAATAAATGTAGTAATCATTTTTCCTTATTATTTTATATAGCTCTCATTGTTTTTATATTTTTAAGGTTAGGAAACAATTCCGCAGATATTTCCAGAAAATAATCACGCATATGATTTTTCATTTCGATATTCTGAACATCGTCCTCTTCAAAATCGTTTCCGATAATATGTCTCATTTCATGTAAGAACACTTCATGCTGTTTTTCGTAGTTTAATGATGCATCTACGAATATTGTATAAGAATCATCAGCGTTGTGTTTGACGCATCCTGGAATGCCATATGACTTATCTAGCATTACCACGTTTATATAATATCCTTTGTAGTACAATCATTCCTCACCTTCCTCTAATTTTCGCAATTCAGATAACTTTTTGGCGTATGCTATCAATCTGTCTTTATCTGCGGTTTTATATACATCAAAGAGAATCTTGTCATTGTTGTAGATTTCCTGTGCTGTACGAGCTGTCTCTTCATCAATGTAGTAGCCTTGATTGGTAATTTCTGTTTTGGTGTCTTCGCCGTTCATAAGGTAATCAATTGCAACACCGAAGTATTCACATACGGCTTTTGCTGTCTTAGCGGAACATTCTGTTCCTTTCTTTTTCCACGTGTAAATCGTCGATTCGGATATGCCGGTATCTTTGCAAAACTTATAAATAGTTATTCCGGCATTATCCAATAACTTTTCAAATATTTTGTACATAATATACCACCTTTTCAATAAAAAAATAAATACATCGAAAAAACGCAGTAGAAAGTATTGACTACAACGGCAAACCGTGATATAGTATGAACATACCACGGTGAAGCGCAGTAAAATAAAAAAATATTGCGGTTTTGAGTATTTTGTTCTGACACACTAAATATATCACTAAACCGAGGTAAACACAAGTATAAATAACTATAAAAAAGGAGGGATATTTTTGGCTAAAATGTACACCTGCGACGAAGTGGCAGAGCGATACAAAGTAAAAGTAATCACAGTATGGGATTGGATTCGTCAGCATAAATTGAATGCAATTAAGCTTGGAAGAGAGTACAGGATATCAGAGGAAGATCTTATTCGATTTGAGAATGAGCGAAAAACAATTCCGACAACTGACAAAAGTTAGAAAGGAGAGAAAATGAGCGAATTACAGATTACCGAGTACAAAAACGTTCGCGTACTCACAACACAGCAAATTGCGGAAGCGTATGGGACGGATAACAAAACAATTTCATACAACTTTAACCACAACAAGGACAGATATGTAGATGGAAAGCATTTTATCTGCCTAACGGGAGAAGAACTGAGAGCGTTTCGTGAAATTCACGATTTGCCTAGCAACCTTAATAAGATTTATCTCTGGACAGAAAAAGGCGCTTTCCTCCATGCGAAGTCACTTAACACTGATACTGCATGGGAAATATACGACAGATTAGTTGATAACTATTTTGAAAAGCCAAAAGCGGTTTCAATGACAACCGATCAGAAGATTCAGTTACTTGCTCAAGGCAATGTAGAACTGACAGAGAAAATTGACAAGGTAGATAAAGACCTGCAGGAGTTTAAGGCAGACATGCCATTGTTAGCACTGGAATGCCAGAGAATCACAAGAGCCAAGAATCAGAAAGTAGTTCCACTGATGGGTGGTAAGAGCGCACCGGCTTATAAGAACAAGAGCTTAATGCACAAGGTATACAGTGATGTGGACGCTCAGCTTAGAAGAGAGTTTGGCGTAAACACCTACAAGGCAATCAAACGTAATCAGTGTGATTTGGCTGTGAAGATTATCGAAGACTATGTTCTACCGATGTATCTAAAAGAAGAGATTGACGCTGAAAACGCTCAGATGTGTCTGGCGGTATAGGAGGCGTAATTTATATGGAAGAAAAACTGAAAAAGCTTGAATCTGAGCTGAAAGCAATTGGAATCAATTCAGTGGATGAACTGAATGAAGCCATTAAAAAAGAAAAGTTGGATATTTCCCTTATGGTTACACCAATTCCAGGGAAAAGGGCATTAGCCGGATAGGGTATTGCAATGAGAAAGAAAAAGAAAATCTCTCGGAATCTTGATGAAGCACTCGGTGCAATCGTTGGAGCTGGTGGCTCCGTACTGATTATCGCCGGGATGTGCATTCACAAATTGCTTTTTGGATAGGAGGTTTGGCTATGAGAGTATCAGAGATTGATAAGATGATCGCAACTCTTGAATCTTTGGAAAGAGTTGATAAGACAGCAGACTATCACAAGAGTATGGCAATTGCATATCTAAAGAATTTTGCAGATTGCCTGGATGATAAAGGCATAAAAAGCGTCCCGAAGCGGCAACTTCAAAGGACGCAAATACATAAAACCACTTACATAGTAACACAAGGAGAGACTATGAAGCAACCAAAGAAATTAAGTTTAGCCAATAAAAAATTATTGGTGGCTGTCGGACTTGATCCGGCAGAGTGGATGAATCTGCTTGAAAATACGGACTATCTGCACATTATCCATAAAAGCAGTTCAAATACAAAAAGTATTGATAAGAAAGAGAGGGTAATCGTTGGTGAAGAAGATTAAGCTACTGTCTATGCGCATTCAGAATTTCAAGGGGTGTAAGGACAGAACAATAGAGTTTGGAGATAAGACCAGAATTTCCGGGGCAAACGCTACCGGGAAAACAACTATCTTTGATGCGTTTACATGGCTACTGTTCAATCAGGACTCACTTGGAAGTGCTGATTTTGATATCAGACCACTAAATAAAGATGGAACAATGGTTGACGATGTTGAGATTTCTGTTGAGGCTTCTCTTTTGATAGATGGTGAAGAACGCGCTATTAAAAAAACCCAAAAGCAAAAATGGGTAAAGAGAAGAAACGAATTCCAGGGAAATGAAAATAAATACGAAATAGATGGTGTGCCAATAGATACACAGAAAGAGTATAAAGATTTTGTTGCAGGCATCGTTGATGAAGAAGTGTTTAGCCTGGTCACAAACCCATCTGCTTTTAATTTGCTGCCGTGGAAAAAACAAAGAGAAATCCTACTAAAATTTGTTGATAATTTTTCTGATGTTCAGATAGCTGAGGCGTTTGCTGATAAATATTCTAGATTGATTCCAGAGTTAAAAAACTTCGGGACGGAAGCGATTTTAAAGAAATATAACAAAATTAAGTCGGAACTGAATGAGCAAATGATTGAGATTCCGGCAAGAATTGATGAAGTGTCAAAACAATTTGTGATTGCTGATGTAGGAGCATTAGAAGTTGAAAAAGCAGCCAAGGAAGTGGCTCTGCAGAAAGTAGAAGATGAAATCTCCGGCGGTAACAGCAAATTGGAAGAGATTAACTCCAAGCGTGAAGAAATTATGAATCAGAAATTACATCTGTCAGAGATCCAGAATGCAGAGAATCAGAAGCTTATGGAAAATTCCAAAGTAGCAAGAGAGAAAGTAGCTGCTACTGAAAAGAACCTTGCAGACGTAAATCATGCTTGGCTAGTTTTCGCATGGCATTTCTAGCGAGGTGAAAATCAACTCAGTATCTTTGCGGAGAACTGGCAGTGATAAGCTGTAGCCGAACGTGAGCGCAGTAGTGGGTATGCACATGAAAAATCACGGAACCTGTTTTATGGTAGGTGACAGTTCAGTAAAAACGCACCTACGTCATTGGTGGATATCCCGTAGAGGTAGCGGTTCTGACTGTAAATCAGATGTCTTCGGATTCGGGTGGTTCGACTCCATCTCCACCAATTTCTTCAAGTGTGTTGCTTTGAAGAATGATTCAATCCCTCTTGTTTTGATTGTATATGGCTGGTGTTCTTCTGTGTCAGAGGCGTAATTGAATGACGATTCATCCAGCCAGTATGCCGTATTCCCATAATGGTATTGGAGATGCTTGCTAGGCATTCGGTCGGTAAACGACTTGGAGGTTCGATTCCTTCATGCGGCGCTGCGGATTAGTGGAACGGCTCCACGCAAGACTCATGATCTTGAAAAGTCGGTTCAACCCCGACATCCGCTATTTTTCAAGTTTTGCGGTTCTTGGAAATGAGGAACTATTAACAGCCATCGCATTCTCTGGTAGTAAATCACATAAAAACCGCATTTACTATCTGCTGTCATAGCTCAATTGGATAGAGCAGCTGATTACGAATCAGCAGGTTACCGGTTCGACTCCGGTCGGCAGCTTTATTGGGTAATAGCTCAATGGCAGAGCATCAGACTTTGACTCTGATAGTTTGGGTTCGATTCCCAATTACCCCGTAGGACGATAGTTTAATTGGCAAAACAACGGTCTCCAAAACCGCAATTATAGGTTCAATCCCTATTCGGTCTTTTTAAACATGATTAACTCAGTGAAGATGGATTTTTCAGTCCTGCTGAGATGCATTGGTGATGAGATAGGTTGGTTCGGGATACTGGATCAACTGATTCTTTCCGGTAGAAGCGATTCTGCTGGAGAAGATGGAAACCATCAACAACGCCGTGCAGTGTATCATCATAGAGAAATCAAATGCAGAATCCTTGTGGTCAGCGTAGAATAGACGCTTGCGGTGCAAGAATAATCCGGTGATGTGAGTAGCGTGAGAGACTACGGACTAACTGGAAATTCTCAATAAGCTGATTTGCCTTGAATCTGAGAAATCGGAGTATAACACAAGAAATTCGTTAAAGTAGCGGTATGGCAGTTTTAAAAAGCAATCTTTCGATACGAGCATATGAGAATAAGGAAATGCAAATAGGCGAAAACATAATCTGAAGATAATATGTCAGCTGGAATGAGCACAATTAACACTGTACTTAAAGCCGGTGCTACTGCATCAGCTCTTGCACAGTTATGCAAAATCAAAAGCTATCCACAGTTAGGTGGAGAAAGAGAAACAATTGAAACTACTGATCTGGAAGACAATGCGCAGACATTTGTTCCGGGTGTACAGTCCGTAAGCGCAATGCAGTTTACTTGTAACTATGACAAGGAAAAGTTTGACGCTATCAAAAAGACAGCCAATACAGATCAGATTTATGAGCTTGATTTTGGCGCAGATGGAAAAGACGGAAAGTTCTCTTGGAAAGGACAGCATGACATTTTCGTAAACGAGGGTGCCGTAAACGGAGCAAGAGAAATGACACTTTCTATTCTGCCATCAACAGAAGTTTACAATAAAGATGCTGCTACTCAGTTTGCTGGGTAATATGCAGTAAAAATCAGGATAGGAAGTCGTAACAGGCTTCCTATTTTTTAGTTAAAAGGAGATACCGATATGGTTAAAGTGAAAATCAATAACAAGACATACAACGTACCGGAATTACAGTTCGGTGACTATACACACATGGAAAGTCAGGGAATTTCAATCACAGAAGCATTTTCAAGAGGTCAGATGACTCTTATTGCTATGGCGTTTACTTGTGTAGTACTGAAATGTGATCGTGCCGAGGCAGAGCGTGTTGTTACACAGCATATTCTCGGTGGTGGTTCTATGTTCGATATTACCGATGCATTTGCGGAGGCAGTTAAACAGTCTGATTTTTTCAAAAAGATGCTGGGTCTGGAAACGGAAGAACCGAAGAAGAACCAGAAGAAGAAAACAGACGAGAATCAGGAAGTAACAGCGGAAGAATAATTCATTTTTCCAGTTACACAGATTATATTTACCAATACTGGTTGCCGATGGCTGCACGTTGCGGTATTTCCTATGCAGAGTTTTGGGACATGACTCCAAAAGCTCTTCTTATTTATAAGGAAGAAAAAGATAGGGAAGAACGTGAAAAAGCAAGAATGGCAGATATTTCCGCATGGATGGTTGGAATCTATGTTGGAAAGGCGATTGGTTGTGCTCTGGATTCCAAAGCTCAATATCCGTCAAAGAACTTTATCTTCACAGAAGAGTTGGAAATGACAGAGGAAGAGATTGAGAAAGCGATTGAGGAAAATACGCAGATTGCATCCGTAAATTTCGCAGCATACGCAAAAGCATTTAACGAAGCAAGAGGTAGGTGAGAGTAAGATGTCTGAAAACGAAATTGATTCATTAGAGATAGTTGTTGAGGCAGAAGCCAACCGGGCGAACAGAGCTTTGTCTGGTCTGGAAAGAAGAATAAATAGAGCAGCTACAGCACTGGAAAAGTTCATGGTAATGGCGCAGGGCGGTATTTCTTTCAAGAACGTTGACGTAGACAAATTGTTCTCTGGAAATGCTATGGATAAAGCTGCCAGAAGTCAGGGTAAGAAACTGGCAGATGAACTTATCAGTGGTTTCAACCTCAATAAAGCCACTCCGGAAGTACAGAGACAGGTTCGGGAACTTTCACAGAAGATTGCTGGTGGCTTGTCTGCAAATGGTGGAAAATCCTATAGTGGATTAAGCACTGATCTTGAAGCACTTGGAAAGATTACTGCTAAAAATGGTTCTGTAGCAAAATCCACTTCTGAAGAATATCAGAAGTTATACAACTGGATTAAGACTACAAGCAAAATCAAGATTACGCCGGAAACAGCTAAATCTCTTGGTGATGCTTACAAAAACCGAGTTCCGGTAATGAAACAGAAACTTTCTACCAAAAGTGGAATAGAACTGGACTCTTTTTATAATGAAGCGAAAGATATGTTTCCTGGACTTCTTAAAGATGCGAACAATGTTGAAGATGAATTTTATCAGCTTAACAGCGCATTGGAAAAGTTCTACGAGACAAGCAATTCTTTCTACAAACCAGAATGGATGGAAGATGCTGCGTATGAAAGCATTATATCTGGTGTTAACGAGATTGTTGCCGGTATTAAAAAAGCAAAATCTGAATCCAGTGATTTAACCGGATCGCTGAAAGGGGTTGCTGATACTGGAAAATCTTTTTCTGATATCTTCGGTGCCGGTATGGATACTTCTGGTCTGGAAAGAATTGTTGAGCTTACTGGTAGCGTTCGTAGCCAGAATGGTTCTGGTAGGGCGAATAGAAGTGATTTGAAATATCCAGCTCAGGAATTTAAGACACTACAGAATAGATTTAAAGATTCTACACTCGACTTGGATTTTTCTGGTATGGGCGCTAACGAACTCAGAAAGCAAGTTAAAAACTTTGAAAAATTATACAAAAATACAAAACAAGGAATTTCTGACAGAATAAAACTCGAAGGGACAGACTCTTTAGGTGGCAAAAATTGGTACAAGCAAATAATGCAAATGAATCAATACGAAAACGCTCTTGATTCTGCCACAGAGGCTCTTGGCAGGTACATTGAAGTTAATGAAGAGGCTCAAGCTGTTGTCGACAGAAATGTTATAAAAAATTCTGGTGATAGCAGTTTGCCTAAAAGTGACAGTACATCTGCGGACTCAATGAATTACGATGAGTCTGCGATGAAAGCGGTTTTCGGAAATGTTGCAGACGGGGTTAAAAATTGGAATGATGCTGTAGACAAATTCGGGAATTCTGCTTGGAGAACTTTTAATGGATTGGATGATTCTGCAAAAGATTTAGCCAATAGCTTGAACGAAAGCTTTGACGTCGGAAAAGTTAATACTTTTGATGCACGCATCAAAGAACTTGACAAACAATTGGCTGAATTAGCATCAAAGGGATTAACGGAATATGATCCGGAGTACGACAAAGTATACAGAGAACGCGCAGAAGTTAAAGCTGCTAAAAAACAGTACGATCAGGAAATGCAGAAATCAGTCAAAGCTGAAATGGGAGCTGACGAAGCGAAGAGAGCGGGTAATTCATTTGAAGATGCTGCGAAAAAAGCGAATATCTTTAAACGGGCGGTCAACGGTATAAAAGGTGTTGCCAACAACATAAATTCCGTAAAAAAATCATTTGATAAAGTTGGAAAATCAATTCAAAATGCGAAGAATCTTGCAAACAAAGCGATTCATCCGTTCCATACATTGAAAGAGCTTCTTGGCGGTTCTGACGGTGGCAACAAAAGGAACGGAATGCCATTTGGAAGAATGATAGGTTCATCCATTATGTTCTCAACCATTTTTGGAGCTATCGGCCAGATAAAACAGGCAATCAAGGAAGGTTCGGACAACCTTGTACAGTATAGCTCTGAATATAACAAAAGTATTTCTGGAATGGTTTCATCCTTATTATATTTGAAAAATGCGTGGGCGGTAGCATTTGCACCGGTTGTGAATGTAGTCGGACCGTATATAGAATCTTTCATTGATATGCTTGCCGGTGCGCTAAATGCAGTTGGTCAGTTTATGGCTGCGCTTACCGGAAAAGGTTTTGTTGTACAAGCTAAAAAAGCATGGAAAGATTACGGTGCTGGACTTGATACAACAAAAGATAAAGCAAACGATACTGCAAAAGCAATTAAGGATTTACAGAATTATACTCTCGGCATTGATGAATTAAATGTCATTCAGCCGGCAGATAATTCCGGCAATTCTGGTAGTGGTTCCGGCTCTGGTGGAAGCTCTAGCGGAAGTCCATCTATCTCAGATATGTTTGAAACGATAGAAGTTCCAAACTCTATGAATAAACTAGCTGATAAGTTTAAAGAAGCTATCAAAAACTCCGATTTTACCGATATCGGTAAAATGCTCGGAGATAAGCTGAGTTCTGCAATGGAGAGTATTCCGTGGAAAACGGTTTATCGTAAAGCTGATAATTTTGGAAAAGACTTGGCTACATTCCTTAATGGATTGATTTCGCCACGTCTTTTTTATGATTTAGGGACTACTATCGCAAACTCAATTAACACAGCATTACACACGGCAAATTCATTTGCAGTCAATTTTGATTGGAGAAATCTTGGAGATTCACTGGCTGCTAGTATTACTGGATTCTTTGAGAATTGGGATGCTGGATTACACGCTGAAACATTCAGTCATTTTGGCGAAGGTTTTCTTGAAGCAATTACTGGTTTCATAGATGGTCTGGCAGAGGATAAAACGTGGGAGAAAATCGGACAGAAAATTGTTGATTTTATCTGTGGCATTGATTGGAAAGGTCTTGCGTGGGATTTGGGAGGATTCTTCAAGGCTCTAAAAAAAGCACTAGTCAACTTTCCGAAAGATTTCAAAACAGGAATAATGAAAGGTCTTTTCGAAGCAATTTTTGGAGATGGACTTTCAAATAAAGAACTGAAAGACTCTTTGGGAATTTTTGATAAGGTGAATGAACTTTGGAAAGAGACAGATAACAAGTTTTTTGAAGCTGGTTACGGAGTGATATATCAATCCCCTAGTCAATTGTCTGGATTATCTGACAAGGATATTGAAAGTGCAAACAAAGCAGCAATAGAAAATTTTAGTAATATCGGAGATTGGTTCAAAAAAAGAAAAGAAGATATAGAAAACGCACAGGGTGACATTGCTGATTGGTTCGCAAAAAAATATCAAGATGCAAGAACTGGAACAGAAAATGCATTTCAGGACATTGGTACTTGGTATGCAGATAGAAAAACCGATGTAAAAAACGCACAGAGCGATATTGCTGATTGGTTTGGAAAAAAATATGAAGATGCACGTACACGCGTGGCTGATACATTTCAGGATATCGGTGGCTGGTTCGGTCAGAAGAAAACTGATATTCAAACCAATATGAATAACATTTCTGACTGGTTTAATACGAAGTTCAAGGGCGCAAGAGGTTATGTTGCATCTGCGTTTCAGAATATCGGTTCATGGTTTGGAGATAAAAGAACAGCTATTCAGAATAACATGGGTTCTATTTCAACATGGTTTAAAGATACTTTCCGGAAAGCTTACAATGGAATAACTGGCATTTTCGATAATATCGGGTCTTATTTTCGTGGAATTGGCGACAAAATCAAGTCACCTATTCGAAATGCCTTAAATGGCGTTATTGGTGGCGTAAACTGGGTACTTGGAAAACTAGGATCTGGAAAAACATATCCGTATGTGAATTTTGCAACTGGTACTGATGGTGTAGCGCATGACACACTTGGTGTTGTTAATGACCAAACTGGAAGCACATACCGTGAGTTGGTACAGTTTCCGAACGGGAAAACAATCATTCCTAGAGGCCGTAATGTAATGTTACCAATGCCAAAAGGAACAAAAGTACTCCCGGCAGACCAGACAAAAGCATTGATGCGGATGCAGAATATTCCTCATTTCAAGAGCGGTATCGGAGATTTCTTTGGTAATGCTTGGGCGAAGATCAAAGATTTCACGGGAGATATTCTTGATTATGTAGAAAATCCGAGAAAGCTTATGCAGATTGCAATTGACAAATTCACGGATTTGACTGGCGCGCTTGAACCTGGATTATCTATGGCGAAAGGTGCTGTTAACTCTGTATTCGATGCGGCTGTGAATAGCATTAAAGGTCTTTTGAGCGATTTCGGTGGTACGAATGTTAAATATAATCCGTCTGCCGGAGTAGAGCAGTGGAGAAAGCTTGCTAAGAAAGCATTGAAATTGACTGGACAGTACAGCGAATCAAATCTGAATCGTCTGTTGATGCAGATGCAGTCCGAGTCAAGCGGAAATCCGAATGCTATCAACAACTGGGATAGCAATGCAAAAGCCGGTATTCCGTCAAAGGGACTTATGCAGGTGATTGATCCTACGTTCCGTAGTTATGCACTTGCACCATACAATAAAAATATTTATGATCCGCTGTCAAACATGATAGCTGCTATTCGATACACGGTATCAAGATATGGTAGCTTATCACGTGGCTGGAATGGACATGGATATGCTAATGGTGGCTTCCCAATGAATGGCGAAGTCTATGTTGCCAATGAAAACGGATTCGGCTCTGAATATATTGGAAGTATTGGAAATCGTCATGTCGTTGCAAACAATAATCAGATTGTAGAGGGCGTAAGCTCTGGTGTTGAAAGGGCGAATGATGAAACAAATGCACTTTTAAGAACAGTTATTGAATATCAGAAATTGATTCTTAAAAAGGATACAAGCGTAAATATGGATGGAAAAAGAATGGATAAGCAGATATCAAAGGCGCGTAGAAATACGGGCTTTTCTTTTTCGCCAACGTAGGAGGTAGGAAATGGCAGCAAGACATATATCAAATTTTATAATCGTAAATGGCAAGCCGTTTCCTGCACCGAAGCGTTATCCCAATATGGTAGTGACTACGGCAGTAAATTCAGCCAGAAATGCAAATAACAAGGTTGTCGGTCAGAAGACTGGAAGAGACAATTATAAGATTGACAACCTGGAATGGGCGTACTTAGATGCAGAAACATGGTCAGATATGCTTAAAGAGTTCAAAAAATTCTTTGTAACAGTAAAATTCTGGGATATGGTTGAAAACAACTGGATTACATTAACGATGTATCCGGGTGACAGAACGGCAGATGTGTTTAAATACGATAAAGCCGGTAGACCAGTGGCATACATAAACTGTAAAGTCAACATTATTGATTCGGGGTGGTAGAAATGTTTCAGACTTCTAAAGAATATAAAGAATCGATGAAGCGTCCAATCCGTAACGAATCGTATATGAAGATACAGCTTGGACTCATAAATCAAGAAGCGCAACAATCAGCAGAACTGGAAAATACGGATTACACTACTTTTTCTGATCCAAAATCGCTTTTTCGGCAACATACAGTTAAGAGATATGCAACCTACGAACAGGATATGTTTAAGGCTGATGGATCAATGTACTTTTTGCCAGAGAATGCAGATGAATATTGGATTGACGGATATACGTGCAATGATTTGTTTTCTGGTGAAATGCATATAAAATTTGATTTTGGTTGCGGAAAATCAGATATTAAAGGTCTGACAATCAAATTTGGAGAATGCTATCCTACAAAATTTTCTGTAGTAACTGATAATGGTGCATCTGTTAATTTTAAAAATAATGAGCAGATTTTCAAGACAGATACCGTGTTTGATAATACGGCATACATTGAGCTTATTATTACTGAAATGAGTGTCCCGAACAATAGAGTTAGAATTGATTATATTCAATTTGGTCTTGGTTTGGAATATGACAATGAATGGATTCTTAACGCAAGCAATAAGACAACCATTTCATCTATCAATGATGATTTACCGGAATCAGAGTTTAGTGTAACGCTTCATAATGATAATCAGATATTCAATGTAGATAATCCGGCATCAGAAATCAACTTCTTGGAAAGTGGACAGCGATTAAATGTAACAATTGGATACCAACTTGATAATGGTAGTATTGAATGGCTTCAGATGGGTTCCTTATATGTATATGAATGGAGTGCATCTGATGAAAAAGCCACTATTAGGGCGGTAGATGTCTTGAAATTCATTGACGATGACTATTACAAAGGACAGTATTATGAAAATGGCATTACACTTTATGATTTAGCCGTTCTTGTACTTACGGATGCTGGTGTTGGAAATGATGATTATTATTTGGATACTTACTTGAAAAAAGTTATTATCCATAATCCGCTTCCAAAAGTAAAGCATAAAGAAGCACTACAGATCATAGCAAATGCCGGAAGATGTGTACTTGACTATGACCGTTACGGAAGAATCCGTATTCATTCATTATTTCAACCGAGTATGGAAACAACATCAAATGGAACTACGTATTATTCCGATATAAAAAATGTTGATATCCAGACTCAAAAATCAGATTTTGCAACCTATGAAAAAAATAGATGGTTGGCGGATGGAAAGATGCTATTTCTGCCAAAGGAAGATGTCCAGAATACCGGATATGTAAGTTCTGCTATCAGTGATGAAAACGGTCTGTTTACAAAAAATCCAGTCATTACAAGAACGCTTGAAGCAAAATACAAGGCATATGGTATTTACATTGCATTTGGCAACAAACTTCCAAAGAAATTTATTATACGGACATATGCAGATAATGTATTGAGCGATACACTGACAATTCAATCTGGAATCGCAAATGATTTTGAAATCCAATACGATTTTCCAGAATACGACAAGATGGAAATCGAATTTGTAGAGACTGAGCCGAACAGCAGAATCCATGTGGATTATATTTCAATCGGTTCAGAAACGTCTTATCGGATTGAGTACGACGATTTATATTCTACACCTGTTGGGACACAGCTTGATAGAATCAAGAACGTGAAAGTTGCTAGATATCTTTATTCAAAATCAAGTATTGAAGATGAACTTGCAACGGAAACGCTCACGTATGACGGTGAAAATGCTATTTATTATATGTCTGATGCTTGCTACGGATATACAGTGAGTATCGAAGATGGAAAGAGCGGGCAATCGGCAAATGTTGTATCTTCCGGAGCATATTATGTTGAAATTGCTGTGTCTGGTGTTGCAATTGGTGAGACGGTAAATATAACTGTAAAAGGATATAAGTATAATGTATCTACGGCATATACTGTTCAGACGGTAAACAATCGTGGTACGGATAAAGAATGGCAGAATCCTATTATTTCTGATGTAGAACATAGTAAGCAAGTTGCTACATGGCTTGCTGATTACTTTTCGTCTGGAATTGAATATGAACTGGACTACCGTGGAGAACCGGCAATTGATTGTGGTGATACGATTGGACAGGAAAACAAATATGATTCAAACTTGAAAGCAGTCGTGGAAGAAGCTCAAATTACATTTGATTCTGGATTGCTTGGCGGTGGACTTGTGACTAGGAGGAAAGGCAGTGTGGATCGAACCAAAAACTGATTGGGCTATCACAGATAGCTTCAATTTTGAGGATTACAACCGAATTAAAAACAACATTGCTTATCTTCGCGAAAGGGCATTGTCGTTTTATTCTACAGTACCATTTGAAGATATGGGTTCTGATAAAATTGGATATAATGAATTCCCGTATGCAGAAGAATTTAATCGGCTAGAAGACAATTTAGAGTTATTAAGAAATAGCACATTTATATTTAATAATGAAGAAAAAAAGACTTGGTATGCAAATGAGAAAACGCCTGATTTTGAAGACTTCAATCGGATTGAGCGTATCTGCTTAGATTATTATAATGGATTGCAGAGATATAGACCGCGCAGATTAAGCATAACGTTAGGCATGGCAACAACAGATTTGAAAATATAAAGGTAAGAGGTGAAGAAAATGGCATATACACCATTAAGAACGGATTTCAAAGATGATATTTTGGATTCATCGAATTACAAGAGAAAATACAAGCAAGTTGCAAACAATGATGGTACATTTTCCTTTCAGGATGAAACCACCTATCAACAAGTTGGTAGTGATTACGGGGCAAAAGAGGTAAATGAAGAGCGTGAAGCAATCAATAATATTTACGAAAATAAACTTGTTGCGCTTGATGATGTTGCGCTTGTTACAGAGGAAGGATTCTTCGTAGATGCACTGGCAGTTAAAGAGTTAAATAGCAATTTATTAAATGTAAAAGCAGATTTGACAAAAGCAAATAATAATATTGCAATCATAAACAGTAATCTGATTTCAATCGTAGAACGTGGAACCAAAAATAACTACAATTACACAAAATATTCCAACGGCGACATGGTTATGTGGAGTAAATATACTTGGAATACCAATCTTGCAACCAGTTGGCATAACTGGTATTTTGCTTCTAGTGCTGCGGTTGGTTTTCCAGTAGCATTCAAGCAAGCGCCTTTAATTATAGTATCTCCGGCAAAGACTAACGAACTGTATGGTCTTGGAGTTACCGAAGTGACTACAACCGGGTACAAGCTTACAGCATACAGTCCAAAGCAAGGAATGTGTTATGTACAAGCTGATATGCTTATAATCGGTAAATGGAAGTAATGCATTCAGTTCTTTTTGTATAAAACGAATGCATTTAACAATGCGTTACATGCACCAGTTCCAAAATTATGTCCTTTTGTGTAAATCAAATTACTTCCACTATTGTAATAGCATGAGGAAACATTAATCCATACATCCCAATTCCAACCAAATCGTAACCAATAATGCCGACTGGAGTATAACCACTCACTGTTGGCGCTTTAATGTAACATTCAAAATCCTTTCCTGCGCCAACGTTTATATTACTCTTTACCGTTACTTGCTTTACAGACAATAAACTTTTTAAATTATTGTTCATTGTTGTCTCTGCATTTTTTAATTTGCTATTTAGTTCAGAATCCCTCTAAAAAGAAGAAAGGAATAACGATGAATATACTTTTTTTAGACCAGAAAGAACCAGTTGAAGGAAAAGTAGTCAAACAGGATGATTCACATATTCTAATTGAGGGGGTAGAGAAAAACACTTCTGGGTTTCGACTACTTACAGAGAAAGGATATGTTTTTGGTAAGTATGAAGAGTTTACTACACTTTATAAAGAAGAAGAAAGTGGATTTATTCTGTCTAGTGACGGAAGTGTATATGTAGAACCGGAACCAATGCCAGAACCGGAACCAGAACCGGAGCCGACACCAGAACCGGAACCAGAACCATATGAGCCAACTTTAGAGGACTCGCAAGAGGCTAAAGTAGCTGAAATGAACATGGCACAACAGGGGATTATTGCTACAGGTGTGGATGTCGTTCTTACGGATGGAACTACAGAACATTTCACTTTGGAAGATCATGACCAGACAAGTCTTGTTGGATTACAGAGCCAGGTTGCAGCTGGAGAAGAAAATATTCCGTGGCACACATCGAATGAAGCGGAACACTGCAAATTCTACAGCAATAAAGATATGAAAAAAATTACAGCAACCGCAATGGCTTACGTGACATGGCACGTAACATATTTCCGTGACCTGCGCATTTACATCCGTTCGCTGGAAAGCAAGGAAGATGTAGAAAAAGTCACTTACGGAATGGATATTCCAGAAGCATACCAGTCAGAGCCATTGAAAGCAATGATGGCTCAGAAATCATGAAGAAATTAAGACCGCTGATTCTGTTTGTGATTGGCGGTCTGATTTATGTGTTTATAGAGCTTACCGCAAGAGGACGTAGCCACTGGACAATGTTTGTTGTCGGTGGATTAGCGTTTTCCCTGATTGGATGCATAAACGAGAAATACCGAAAGATGCCACTGGTTAAACAGATGGCTATAGGAGCGATTGTAATTACTGGATTGGAATTTATATGCGGATGCATTGTGAACATATGGCTAGGTTGGAATGTATGGGACTACAGCAATATGCCACTAAATCTATTTGGCCAGATATGTTTGCCGTTTACAGCGCTATGGTTCTTTCTATCTGCTGTAGCCGTGATATTAGACGATTGGATAAGACATATATTGTGGAAAGAAAAAATTCCGCATTATAAATTATTCTAAATTCAATCTCGAAAAACATCGAAAATCTCTACACCATTACATCATCTGATACAATCAAAATAAAAATATCAGAGAGGTAATGAAATGGAGAAATGTGAATTTTGTAGCAGAAAGGTACTCTTTGGCAAAAAGGATATGAGCAATCTGTTGGGCGCACGTCCGGTGGTACTTGCTAAAGGAGATCCGGTAAAACGGTTAGAGTTATGGTTGTTTGGCGGCGAAGTGGACGAACAAAGTGTACTGCATATTGGGGTATCTGATTACGGCGGTGAAGAAAACATGATGGAAATGAATATACCGATTAACTACTGTCCGAGATGTGGCAAGAAATTATAACAGAATAACAGACAAAAGGCAGACTCTTCGGAGCTGTCTTTTTTGTTGCCATTTTTAATGTGAGTACGCCGTAAAAAGCGTGATTCCGTACAATGTAAGAAAGCAGAGGATAATAACATGGAAATTAGAGCAAAGCCGTGAAAGTATTTTTTAAGAGAAAATATGAAAGCTTGGAGAGAAGAACATGGAATATGTGGGAAGAGAAGAACATACCGAATTTGCCAGACGGATACAGGAAGAGGAACATCGGCAAAACAGACGGATTGAGCTGCTGGAAGAATCCGTAAAGCAAAATACGGCGCTTACATTGTCAGTGGAAAAACTCGCTAATAATATGGAAAACATGGCGAATGAGCAGATGAGACAAGGGAAACGCCTTGAAGCCTTAGAGGGAAGAGACGGAGATATGTGGAGAACGGTTGTCAAATATGTGCTGACAACAATCCTTGGACTCGTCATCGGAGTTGTGGCAATGCAAATTGGACTTAAATAAAAGGAGAGTGAAACTATGGAACAGATTTTAAACTATGTAAAACCAGAACTGGTCGTTGTTGCGATTGTACTGTATTTTGTCGGGGTAGGTCTGAAAAACACGGAAACAGTGGCAGACAAGTATATCCCGGCAATCCTCGGAATGCTCGGTATTGTGATTTGCGGTATCTACGTGGTAGCGACTTGCGACCTTAAAGGTACACAAAATATTGCAATGGCTATTTTTACGGCAATTGTACAAGGAATTTTAGTGGCTGGACTTAGTAATTATGTGAACCAGTTGATTAAGCAGATGAATAAGGACGAATAGATACATACAGACGGAGCTATTTGTTGACCGCCAAAAGTTAGCGGTAGAAAGGAAATGTTATGGCATTAAACGGAATTGATATTGCGAGTTATCAGACAGGAATTGACCTCAATGTAGTACCGTGCGATTTTGTGATCGTAAAGGCAACAGAGGGAACAGGCTACGTGAACCCGGATTTCACAAGAGCTTACGCACAGGCTAAGAACGCCGGAAAGTGTCTTGGAATCTACCATTATGCGACTGGTGGAGATTACCAGAAAGAAGCAGATTACTTCCTTGATAGGATTGGAAAACGTGTAGGTGAAGCAATCCTATGCCTTGACTGGGAGGGAACAGGCAACCCGGCGTTCGGTAGCTCTGACTTTGCATGGTGTAAATCGTGGCTTGACTATGTATATCAGAAAACAGGCGTGCGTCCGCTCCTGTACTGTTCGCAGTCTGTAGCCTATAGATTTTCTAATATTGGCAATTACGGACTCTGGATTGCACAGTACGCAGACATGAACTCCACAGGCTATCAGGATAAGCCGTGGAATGAGGGAGCTTATACTTGTGTTATCCGTCAGTACAGCTCATGCGGCAGATTGAATGGATGGGGCGGTAATCTCGACCTGGATAAATTCTATGGCGATAAGGACGCATGGAACAAATACGCCGGAAAAGGAAACACAACCAAACCTGCAGAAACACCGAAACCGACAGTGAATACTCCGAGCGGATCCACGCTCGATCTGGTTGTTGGAGTCATGCAAGGAAAATACGGGGCTGGCGACAACCGCAAGAACGCACTTGGAACACGGTATAACGAAGTACAGAGCTTCATCGACTATATCTATTCTGCATCCGTAGATACACTAGTGAGCGAAGTGAAAGCTGGTAAATATGGTAACGGTGACACAAGAAAGGTTGTTCTCGGTAGTCGTTACGCAGAAGTCCAGAACAAGATCAACGCTGCATCTGCCAGAAAGTCAAATGAGCAGATCGCACAGGAAGTTCTTGCCGGTAAATGGGGCAACGGAAACGACAGAAAGAATCGTCTTTCAGCTGCCGGATATGACTACAATACAATTCAGAATATTGTGAATGGTAAATCCGGTGCTTCATCCGCACAGTATTACACTGTCCAGTCTGGAGATACACTTTCCGGTATTGCAGCTAAATACGGCACGTCCTACCAGAAGGTTGCGCAGCTGAATGGATTGTCTAATCCGAATATGATCTATGCCGGACAGCGGTTAAGAGTAAAATAA